CCGGCGAAGAGAGTTGCGGCGAGAAGCGAAAGGTAGAATGTGCGGATCATGGGTGGTTCTCAGTTTTCAGTCGTCAGTCGTCAGTTTTGAAATCGGTGCTGTCTGAGGGTTTTGGCACGTGGCGGCGCCCAAGTATCTTCAGCGCTTCGGCGCTGAACGGATTGAACAGCGGCGGCATGAACGGGAGGGACTTCGGCCTGCGCTTCGCCCGGTGCTGCCGTTGAAACTGCATCAGTGCGTCGCCTTCTCTGCTCATCAGGGCTTAGAGTTTAGAACTCCGTCCTCGGCCGCGGCGGCCCAGATACCTCGGTGGCCCTTTTTGGCCTCTGCCTGGGCGTTGCGGTAGGCCTTGATCGTGTCGCCCGCCGGCGTAGTGCGGGCCAGACCCTCGCGGAGCTGGGCGATCTGGAGGTGTTCACCCGATTCGCCGTAGATCACGCCCTCGATCCGATGGGACTTGATGACCGCCCCTTCACGTTCCACCCAGATCTGATCGCCGGCCTGCTGCTCCAGGTTGGCCCGGCTCTCTTCGGCCAGCGGCTCGCCGATCGCCGGCGCGGCGATGCCCGTTAAGAGGACGTCGCGGTCCTTGTGGTCGCGCACGCCCGCGCCGACGCGGATCAACGCGCCGCTGATGACGGCCTTCACCTGGTAGGGCCCGTGCCGAATGGGCAACGGATCGGGATGCTTGCGACACGACCAGTTCCGCGCGACCACCGCCAGGGCGATCAGGCAGACCGCCACCAGCCCCAGGTACAGCCCCGCTTTTCCGATCAAGGCCGACATCGCAAAGGTCCAAGGTCCAAGGTCCAAGGTTCAAGGCCCGACAGGTTCAGGCCCCGTCGAAGTGCCGCCCCTGCGGGGGCATGGCAAACACGGCGTCGATCACTTGTTCGTGATCCGCCGCTTGCGCGCGGGCGGCTTTGACCAGCTCGCGGACAATGGAGTCCTTGGTGCGGTACAGGGAGTTGATGCGATCCTGCACTTGGGCCAGTTTGGCCGCCAATATCTCTGTCGCGGACATCTCGATTGATCCTCGCTTTTGGAGGGTGGTTCGGCGCGAGCACCCGCCGCCGTCGCGCGGCCGCCGCTTATTCGGGCGCGCCGTTATCTACGCTGAGGCTGTGCCGGTGCCGCGCTTTGGTTCGAGACTGCGTGCCGCGCGGGCTGTCTCGCGCGAGCCCGCGCCGGCACGCAATCCGGCCGGAGAGGAGGTCTAATTAGTAGGCTTTGGAGGTCAATGACGTGTTTCACGGATTTGCCGGCGCGGGCGGATTCGCCCATACTCGCCGTAGACGGGAAGGCTTTCGTAGGCGCGAAACTCTAGCTCACAGTTCCAGGCGGTGCAACGAATCCGCGCGACAGGGAAGGAAAAAATCCGCTGGCCGGCCCGCTGCAAATGGTGCGGTCGGCGCAGAGCGCGGGCCGATGCGAACTCCCGTGGGAGGTACTCCACTCGGGCGCGTGCCGTGGGCCTCCCGGCCGGCACGCGCCTCATCTTTACCCTGCGAAATCGCCCCGAAAGGGATCACCTATGGCAGGCTTCTTCGGTCTTCGCCGCCAATCTCCGCTGATTCACACCGCGCAGAAATCGCCCACGCCGGGCGTAGAGCAGACTCCTTCCCGGATGTACGACGGGTCGGCCGCGGCGGTGCCCGCGGCCGACCCGGCAGCTTTACTGCTGGGCGCGGGAATCAGGCCGCCTGTGGAAAGATTGCAACCCAAGACGCTCACCCTCGACGCGCTGGTCGCCGAATGGCGCTCGGCCGACCGCAAGGCCGCCCACGCGGCGATTCAACTGGGCGACCTGGCTGACCGCTGGATCCGCCGCCAGTTGACCGAGCGCGTGCAACCCGATCGCGCGTGCGCGGTAAAGGCCATCCACGACGCCCTGGCCGCTGACGGGCTGGCCGGCGAGGCCGTGCGGGTCAATCGGTTCGTCGGCATTTACCACGTCGCCCGCCTGTTGGGGCCGACCGAAGCCGAGCAGGTGCAGGTCACCACGCTGCGTGCCTTGCTGCCGCTTGTCCGGCGCGATAAGTACGGCCAATGGTCGCTCCGCACCAGTTACCGCGACGCCACGATCGCCCTTTGGCAGCGCATCCAGCCCGAGCGGCTTTCGGCCGCGGCGGTGCACCAGGCGGTGCGCGAGATTCGGCCGCCGCGCAAGCCGAAGGCCCGCCGCAAGAAGAGCAGCCTGCCGCGGATCCTGCGCAGCCTGGGCGGCCTCAGCCGCGAGCAGCTCGAAGAGCTGCGGACCGCCTGCGACGAGCGAATTCAGGTCGCGCAAACTGTGCCGCAAGCGGTTGCGGCGTAAGGCGATCGGTCAGAAAACCCCGATGGGGTTTTCTGAAAACTCAGGCAGCATCGGGGCCGCGGCGCAACCTGTTCTGCGCAAAAACCCCGATGGGGTTTTCCAAAAACTCAGGTAGCATCACGGCATGTTTGGCATCGGACTGCTCCTGCTCACCGTGGCCCTGATCGGGGCCGGCATCTGGGTGCAGCGGCCGCGCCGCAGAAGGCCGAAGGTTCAACGTCCAAGGTCCAGGGCCTACGCCGATCCGCGGAGGCGCAGGCGGCGATCGGCCAGGCGAGAGGAACCAGGGGCCGGAGATCAGGGGCCGGGGGCCAGGGCTCGCGACAGAGGCCCCCATCGTTCGTGACTCCACGTGCGGTCACGCTTCCGTGACACGGCCGCGGCCCGCCGGAAGGTCGTGCCAACGGTGACTCCGTGCGTGAGCTATGGCGCCATGGGCGCTGTGACCCCGTCTGGCAGAGTCACGCCAAGCGTGACAGGACCGGTCACGGATAGGTGACCACGTAGCGGGCTCCCCGGCGCAGCCGCTCCATCCGTTTGCGACATGCCGGCGTTGCGTGCCTCGCGTTGATTCGTCGGCCTGAAATGCTGCGGCCACAACCGCAGAGACAATCACGCGCGGGGTCGCGCGGCCCGGCACTCAGAACTGCCTCCGCGAGGGTGCGTCCCATCGTCATCGGGACGCCGTTGCCGATCGCCCACCAAAGGGGCCGCGGCCGCAGTCCCGGCGCGCGGAAGGAGCCCTCTAACCCCTGGCGGCGGCAGTGTTCCCGGAACGATCGCTCGCCGTATTGCGAGGCCAAGATCGCCGATCGCCCGGTCACGGCGAAACGGACCATTCCGGTGTGACTGAGCTGGCGCCGCTTGGGCCGGAGAATCCAGCCGCTCCGGTGTCCAAACTGGATGTGCCGGCAGCGTGCCTGGATGCCGCCGCATTCCACGTCCCAAAGGTCGAATCTCTGCACTTGGTAGCCGTCGAGTCGCAAATCTGGAACCGCGGGGACGTTCTCCGCCAGCCACCAGGTGGGGCGACATTCGGCGACGACGCGCAAGAACTCCCGCAGCAAGCGCACGCCGTCCCCGGTGGGCTCGTTGCGGCGGGCCGAGGAAAAGTCCTGGCAGGGCGGGCCGGCGATGATGCCGTCGAAGCGGCCGGCCAAACCTCGGAAATCTTCCACCCGCGAGCCGAACAACAGCTCGGGGCCCGTCACGACGCAAAAACCCGCCTGCCCGAAGGCGCGCCCCAGGAGATCCACGCCGGGAAAAAGCGAGAGTACCAGCGCCGCCGGCACGGTCACGGTTCGCGTGACCGCCCGGGCTGTCACATACCGCCGGCCTCGCCGCTGCGTGGTCACGGATGTCCCTTCAGGTACGATCACCTTCCACTGTTCGAGAAAGTCCTCGGCCCGAATCCGCCGCCCTGGACGGCGCCGTCGGAATGACCCGGGCGCCCTCGCCGCCGCGGCCGATACCTCCGGGAGCGGCGATGTCCCGCAGCAACTCGACCTGAGCGCCAAGCCAGTCCCGCATTCGTCTTGGAGGTTGAACCTTCACGCCTTCGACCTCCGAGTTACCTCTGCGTGTGCCGCGGCCGGGGCGACCTCGAAAGCCAGGCAAATCAAGAGCGTGGCCACCGCGCGGCCATCCGCGGAGTATTCCCACGCCAGCGTCCGCGCCAAGGCCGTCAGGTTGGCGACGCCGTCAGTCCAGGCCAGTGCCGCGGCGTCGGCAAGTCCGCGCGGAGGTGCCGGCAATGTGACCAGCGGACCCCCGGCGGCAGTGGGCAGTGGGGAGTGGTCAGTGGGCAGTGTCGGGGCCTTCTTGGGCCCGCGCGCGAACTTGCCGCGTTCCAGGTCCTCCGGCGCTGTCTCGTAGGTGCGCCGCTCTTCGCGCAGCAGCCTGCCGGTGATGGGCACGCCTTCTTTCTTCGCCCGCTTGGCGGCCGCCTCATAAATGGCCCTGCGGTCAGCCTCCTCCGCGACGGGCGCCAGCGCCTTGAGGTGATCTTCGATGGGCGCCGGCAGCTTCAGCCTGGTCACCACGGGGAGCACGGACTTCGCCACGCCGGCCGCCTTGATCTTGTCGTAGGCTTCTGCCTTTCCGAATCCGAATCGCTCGCGGCAGTAGGCCTCGAACGTTTCGTGCGTTTCTCGGTAGAATCGCCTGTCGCGGATCTCGGCTAGGGCCTCCCCCAGCTCGCGAAACGCCTCCTTGCGATCGTCGATGATCTTTTCCAGCAGCGCCAGGCGCTTGCGATCGCCGACGCAGAGGGGACCATCCTCGCCGGGCAGCGGCTGTTGTTGCACGGCAATGCCGCGGACCTTGGACCTTGACCCTTCCGCGGCCGCGGCTATCGCCGATCCCGGCGAGGCCACCTTATGGCGCATGAGCCAGTCGATGCGGAAGATCCGCACCTCGCGGGCGATCGCCGTGGACCGCTTCCGGTCGGCATTGGCGCCATGCCGATCGCCGTGAGCGTCCCAAAACTGCGCGAGCCGCTCCAAGCCATCGGAGACGGCAGCCTGTTCAGTTGCATGGGGCGTGCTGCTGCCTCTTATCGGCGACAGCGAATGGCACATCGAGCCGACCCGACACTGGGTGTCAAACTCCGCCCGCCATCCCGGCTTGCCGGGCCCTACCAGGTATGCGACTTCGACGCTGGCCTTGGCCTTGTACGATTTTGGCAGGCTCACGCGAATCGTTTTGGGACTGATCACCACGCCGTGCTCGTTGGTCCGCGCCGACTTCGGCGGCGGTTGGACCTTGGACCTTGGACCTTGGACCTTTGGCTCCGCCGTATCCGGCGTCTTGCGGTTGGCGTTTGCCAGCGCGCCGGAAAGCTCGCCGACCAGGCGGGCCGGCGTCGAGCCCTTCTCGTGTTTCTGGCGGAACTTGCGCACGTCAATCGCGACCTGGCGGATCATATCCCGCGACTGCTCCGTGGTGGACGCCGACTCCATGGCCCGCAGCAGGCCGGCCAAGATGCTGGCGCAGGCCGCGCCGATCGCGGTCTCGCGGCTGGCAAATCGCAGAGCGGGGCCCGCCTTCACGGCGAAAGAGAAGTCTTTGCCGCTCGCGGAGTAGCCGCGGTACCAGAATTCGCCCTCGCGGTGCAGGTCGATGACGATGTTGTTCCGCTCGCCCGCCGCTCCGCGCAGGCCGATCGGGATGTCGAAGCGTCCCTTTGTCGTGCCGTCGCGCGGCCGCCTCTTTCGCTGCCTGGTAGCTGTCGCCATTGAATCTAAGGGCATTGACTTACTTGAAGCCCCATAGGGCAGAAATCCGAACGGGTTGACCGATGCGTCCAATTTTTCACTTACTCCCGCGTTTCTTCCTCCGCTTCTCGCGGCGCTCCACTTCCTTTTTCGGGACTTGGACCAGCTTCCGGGCCAAGGCGTCGAACGCCTTGAACCCCTTGGGTTTCTTCGTATTCGGCTTCATGGCGAGCCTCCTTGTATGCCTTGTTGCAGTCTTCGCACCAATCACCCAACACAACACCGTGTTCGCATCGCTCCCCGTTCAAGCCCCGCTCCCGACAAACAGCGGGCATTACCTCGTCAAGGGGAAGATCGTAAATGATTTCACGCCAGCGCGCCCGTTGCCGCTGGGAGTCATAATTTCCTGCCATTGTCGCCCCCTACTGTGCCTTGACCAGCTTAAACAGAAAACCGGGGTAGTCTGCACGAAGGCGGTTCAACTGACGTTTGGCGGCTTCATTCGTGTATCGGCACGCACGGACACGAAGCCTTGTTCTGTACTTCTGAGCCGCCAGCAACATGCCCCGCTTTTCGCTCGGACCCCGACAAAGAATGTGATATTCAGTATCCATCTATTCGATCCCCATAAAGCCAGTGTCCCCAATTGCGGCAAGCTGGCGGTAGGTCAACCGCTTGCCCACCACCTGACGCAATGCCTGATGAAACCGCTCGAAGTCCGACTTGAGGCGGTTATTGAACCGAAACGCCTGTTCCTCGACGTAGCGGAAAAGGTGGAACGGATCGACGTGAATGTACGTCCCCTTCAGTGCCCGCTTCAAAAGCGACCAAAAGTTTTCGGCCGTGTTGGTATGGGCCTCCCCGTCAACGTAGCACTCGTCATGGTTCACAGTGTCGTGAAAGTGCGTAAGACACAAGTCGCCATACGCATGGGCCGAATCGGTGTAGACTTGCCCGCCGGGAGCAACGGCCGCCCGAACCTCACGCAAGAGGCTCTGAGCGGTTTCGGACCCGATGACGCTTGCCCGGACTTGGCTAGGATCATCGCCTATGCTTCGCTGTACAACGCCATGCACGGCCGTCTTGCCGACTGCCCCACGGCCCTTGATTACCTTCTCCCGCCGCTTGGCATGCATGTTCTCAGCCAGGCCGCCGATGTAGGACGTGTCGGCCTCAGCCGGCCCGTCAAACTTGTCGAACGATTTGCACTCCATCGCCAGCCGGATTCGATGGAGCATGAACCACGCCGTTTTCTGAGTGACGCCCAACGCCCGGCCTACTTCATGGCTGCTGATCCCGTTCCGGCAGTTGGCGATAACCCAGACGGCGACAAACCACTTATCCAGTCCGAGGGGCGAATCCTCAAAGATGGTGCCGACCTTGTAGCTGAAGTCTTTCCGACAGTCTTTGCACCGCAACTTGTGCCGGCCCGGCCGGTCGGCAACCCTATCGCTTCCACAGTGCGGGCAGACCACCTTGCCGTCAGGCCACTTGATCGACCGCATATAGCGATCGCAGATTTCCAGGTCAGCGAAGTATCGGACGGCGGCAAGCAGGGTTTCGGGGTTCATGGCTCATTCTCCGATGTGTGCCGCGCCTGCAAGCATAGCAACGGCTGCGGCATCAAGGGTTTTGGCATCATGCCCAGCGGCCTTGAGGGCCTCAATAACGACGGCGGCGATTTCCCGAGGTTCTGCGGTATTTACATTGGTCATCCACGCCAAAACCTTGCTCAGGGCGCGTCCGAGAGTGGTAGTAATATCGTGCTCCCGAAGCAGGTTGTCCATCATGTTGTTCAGTACCGCGCCCTGCATTCGACGCTCTTCAAGCAACCAGCGAATCCAGCGACGATGCTCTGCCTCCGTCGCGTTCCAAGGCTGCTCGATCCCCTTTTCGATGGTGGCGATAGCTTCTGGTGCAAGCATGACTGTTCACTCCTCCATGCCCCAATCTAAGCTCCAAGTTCTAAGCTCTAAGCTCTCCGCGGAAAAATGGGCGGCCGCCGGCCAGTCTCGCGTCGGTCGGCGGACCGCCCGCCGCTTCAGGCGCGCCGCTACGAGCCTTGCGCCTGCCCGGGGTGCCCTCCACGTCAAACGGCGTCCCGGACTTCACGGGTGTTTTCAGCGCGGTCGTGTTCGTTGTCGGTACCGCAGGTAGTCGGCGGCAAACTTGTCGCCCGCCGCCGCGGCCTTCTCGGTTATCTCCGCCGCCTTGGCTGGCGTGCACGGCGGCTCGGTCTCCGCGGGCTCTTCCCGGCGCGCGTGCGGCGGATCCTGCAGCGGCGGCAAGTGGCGTCGCACGGCCAGGTCGGCGATGCCCATCAGCTCCGACAGGGCATCCGGCGGCACGCCGAACTTGGCGGAGCGGATTCTCAAAACGCCGAACAGGTAGGAGGCCGGCTGGTGTGCCGGCTCCCTCGATCGCAGTTTGGCCGCCGTGATCTCCGCGGCGCCCAACAGCCACTCGGGGGAAAAGACCTCCAGCGCCAGCAGGGCGGCCGCGTAGAGCGTGGCCTGGGCCCTCCGCCCTTCCGCCGTGTCGAAAAGTCCGGTGGGCCAGATCAGCCGGCCCGCCTCCGCCGCCAACGCGCGCACGCACGCGAATTCTACCGGAATAGCAGAACACATTCGTTCAACTGATGTAGATGTTGTTTCTTGGAATTTACTTTCTTGTTCTAATGGAAGAACAAGAAACAAATTCCGCGCCCGCGCGAGCGCCTCGGCGGGCGGACCGCGGGCCGCAGCATCCTCATCAGGAGACACCCCCAATCCGGTAGGGCCTAGTGGCAAATCGGCTTTGCCGCTAGGTAGCGGCAATTTGCCGCGAGGTAGCGGCAATTTGCCACTAGGGCACCCGGAAGTGGGTGAGGGGGAATCGAGCGCCGCCATAGAATGGTTGGCCGTGCGCCGTGGCGAGGCAGTACTCTGCGGTGTGGAACCCGCACCGGAGGCAGTATCCGGACCACGCGGCGCCGTAGCGAGGGGGCCGAGGTCCACGGCTCGGCCCCCTCGCGACACTTGATCCGCAGGCGGTGAGGATGCGTCGCGAGCAGTATCGCGGCTTTGATCCCGAGTGGGGCACACCCCGAGCTGGCCAAGGACGGCATCCCAGACCAACTCCACCTGCGACGGCAGCCAGCTACCACTTTGCGCCCTGCGTTTGTGCAGGACGATTACCCCCAACTGTTGCCACTGTGCGATGGCGCGCTGCACGGTCCGCCGATCGAGCCCGAGCCATTGCCCGATCCTCTTGGCCTGTGAATAGACCGGCCGCTCGTCCGCACCCTCTTGCACGAACCAGCACAGCACCCGGGCGTGGCTCTCCGACACTTGCAGCCGGCGGGCCAAGGACCTTACGAGGCCCATCCTTTCCGCCCGGGTCCCCACGGCGATCCCGACCAGCGGCTCTCCTTGTGCTCGCTCGTCAGGCGTTGGTTTCCGGGGCGGGCGAGGACTGTAACGCTTTCGCTTCCGTCGCGACATTGCGAAATCCCTTCATGTACTATGCAGCCGCCGGCCGCCACCGCGTGGCGTTGATTTAATCGCGAACTGGCTTTGCGCGAACGTCACAGGACTACACCCGCTCGCGCCGGTCCTGTGTTTGGCGATCTCGAAACGCCACGGGGCGGCGGCCGGCGCGGGGCAGAAGCCCGCGGCCAGGCGGGGTGCGTCACGAGCGGTATCGCGACTTTGATCCCAAATGGGGCACACCCGGGACGGATCTCGCAACTTCCAGCAACCGCCTACAAATAGCCGCCGGCCGGCGCGGCCATGCGCCGGCCGGCGACCTAAGAGCAGCCTTCCGTGATCCGGCCGCACACGCCCGCGCCTCTGCGCCGCGAGCGTGTTGGCGGCCGGTGGTTTCCTCGTGGTAGTTCTTAGTTTTCGGTTGTCAGTTTTCAGAACCGATAACCGACCACTGACCACTGACCACTGATGTCCTCTCACGCCCCGCCTATGATGCGGCGGAACTCTTCGTACAGCCTGGCCGGCAATGCCCGCCTGGCGGCGATCGGTGGCGGCCAGACAAACCCGTCGACCGCCGGCAGTCGGAATCTCTCCAGCAGCCGTGCCAGCGGCCGCAGACAGTCGAGGTAGTGCTCCAGCACCACGCCGCTGCCGTGCCCGAGCTGCGCCGACTCGACGGCCGGATCCACGCCGTGCCGGATCGCCGCGGCGCGCAGCCAGGTCGTCATGCGCTGGCGGAGCTGCTGATGCGTCTTGCCCAGCAAGCCGCACTGTCGCACCAGGCAGTGCCAGCGGCCCTTCGTATATGGCCAGCCGCTGATGCGCTGCCAGCGATCGGCCGCCCACGGCATCACCGTCTGGCCGTCCGGGCGCAGCGCCTCGACAATGCCCAGGCACTGCGCGTTCACATAGATGATCCGCGGCTGGTGCGTTTTGCTGTCCCGGATCAAGAGCCAGTGCCCTTCCAGCGCGTCGCGCTGGGCTACCAGGGCCTCTTCCAGGCGCATTCCGGTGCCGAGCACCAGGCCCTGGACCAGCAGCACGCGACGGCGATCGCCGCGGCTGGCCGGGCACTGTTCGCTTGTCCATATCGCCTGCCAGCGCTCGCCGATCGACCCTTTCGTCGGCACCCAGGGCGGCGGCAGACGCAAACTCGGCCGCCGGCCGGGATCCGCCTTTTTCTTCGATAGGTACACCGGCAGACCGAGCCACTCCAGCAGCGGCCGGCCGTGTCGCCAGAGCCTCCCAATGGTCTGCTCCGTGCGCAGCTTGCCCGACGAAAAGCGTGCCGGCGGCCACGCCAGAAAGGCCGACACGCTGCCGGCGGTGAAGTGCCGCGGATAGGCCCCGCGACGTCGACGACCCCACGGCGTGGCGCGCAGCCAGGCCAGCCAGCGCCCGGCCAGGTCGCCGTTCGGCGCAGGGGATTGGGGATTGGGGATTGGGGATTGGCAGCCGTTGGCCAATTCGCCGATTGCCGGATCGGCCTTGAGGAACTCGAAGAGCGACCAGCCCACCTGGCGGTGGATTTCCAGCGTGCCCAGCCGCAGCCCATCCTGCTCGCGCAAGATGAGATAGCGGCCCACCGCTTCGCTGAGCGGCGTTTCGGGCGGAAGGGGGACGGGGGACGGGGGACGGGGGACGGACGAATCGGACTCCGAATCGGGACGGCGAAACATGGGACGATCCTCCCAACCATGATCGCACCGACCCGGCCGACTGCCGCTCGGTGATGTAGCTCGTCCGTGCCGGAGGCCGGCGCGAGAACATGCGTCTAATCAACCGTACCCTTTTCATCCTTCATCCTTCAGCCTTCATCCTTCCCTACGCGACGGCGTCCGGCTCGGCGACCTTGCGCGAGATTCCTTCCAGTGCGATCGCGGTGGCCCGCAGCCGGGCGGCCTGGGACTTGTTGTCCTCCGCCCTGGTCCAGCGGCCGGCCCGGTTGCCGAGCGCCGCCCGCTCCAGGTACCTGCGCGACTCTTCGTGCAGCAGCTCGCAGGCCAGCGCGACCAGCTCCCAGAACGTGGCCACGGCCACGGCCTCGCTCACCTCCCCCGTCGCCATTCCGTCTTCCGCCGTCGCGTTACCCATCTTTCCCATCCTCCTGTTTGCCGGCCGCCAACTACAGGATATGTAGTCCTGTAGTCGGCAGCAGACCTTAGAGCTTAGGGCTTAGAGCTTGGCTCACGGTCGCCGGATTCCAAGTTCTAAGGTCCAAGGTCTAAGCCCTCCCCGAACAGTGAAGAGGCACCATACTGGCCCGGCGCCGGGAAGAGGCATCAAAACCCGGCCGGCGGGAGTATGGCGCCTCTTCGCTGTTCGTAGGACATTTTCTTGCTCGGATTCATCCTTCATCCTTCATCCTTCATCCTTTCCATTTCCCACCGACCACTGTACACTGATTCATGGCCCGGGCAGGTCGGGGGCGGCGGGCGAGAGGGACCTCGCCACCGCCCGCGGCGTCTTGGCGGCGGGCAAGACGGCGGGCAAGACGGCGGGCAAACCACGGAGACACGGAGGGCACGGAGGAGACAATCACTTTTTTGACTCCGTACCCTCCGTGCCTCCGTGGTGTCTTTCCGAGTGCTCACCGTGCCGTCTCCTTCCAAGGCACGCCGCTGCGGACGCACAGGTCGGCAACAGCGCAGCCGAAAAAGTAACTGTCGCGCGGCCAGGCGACGAATCCCTCGCGGCGGAGCGTCTCGACGTCGCGGAGAATCTGCTCGAAGGCCCCCAGGGGAACGCTGCCCGAGGCCGCCGCGGTGGCGGCCGCCCCGATCAGCGGCCAATCCCGCGCCGGCGCCGGCCCCAATCGCCGCGTGATCTCCCTGATCCACCTCCGCCGCAGTCGCTCTCGGCGGGCCCGGCGGCGGAAAATGTCCACGCAGAGCTGCACGACCCAGCGCACCATGCGGAAGATTTTCGGCGTTCCCATGGGAAGTTGTCAGTGGTCAGTTTTCAGTGGTCAGTGGTCAGTTTTCAGTGGTCAGTTTTCAGTGGTCAGCCAGCCATTTCGCGGCGTGGCCAATTTGCAGTTTGCAGTTTGCAATTTGCATTTTTCAATTATCTTCCTCCCCCGTGGATCGCACGTGGACGCGTTCCAGGTCCCGATCCCCGAGCAGGCGCCGCGCCTGCCGGACCCACGCGCCCGCCTGCTGTAAGGCATCCAGGACGGTCCGCTCGCTGCCCTGCACCAGCCCGGCCTGCGCCACGTGCACCGCGCGCATCACCTGTAGCAGGTGGCCGGCCACGGCGTTGCACGTGTCGGAGTTGTCGATGGGGCGGGTCATGGGCAGTGGTCAGTGGTCAGTGGCAGTGAATCTTGAACCTTGGACCTTGAACCGTCTCCGCACAGACGGAGCACAAGTCCGCCTCGACCCAGTAGCACGGCGCGGAGAAGCCTTCGCGGGCTGAAGGATGAAAAGGGCGGCAGGCGTGGTCCTGTGTGCAGCCGCAGACGCGGCACTGCGGCTCCCAGAGCGCGGTGCGCAGTACCCGCTCGGGCACGTCGAACAGGCCCGGCTTGCCGGCCATACCGATCGGCTCCAGCAGCAGCCGCGGCCGATCCACTACCCAGCAGATCGGCCCCTCGGCAAAGAGGTCCACGTATTGCGAGGGCAACTGGCGGATGGGCCGGCAATCGACCAGGCGGACCGACCCGAGCAAGGCGCCGAAAACCAGGTCGTCGGGCACGTCGAGGCCAGCACGTTGGATGTCGCGGATTCCGGCGGCCAGCCATTCTTTCGAGCGGCCTGCGTGAATCAGGAGCGTTCCCCGGTGCGGCGTCGACCAGGTGCGGTTTTCGACCGCCTTGATTCCGGCGACGATCGCCCAGGCCCAGGGTTGGCAGATGGTGATTGCTTTCATGGGAAGTTTTCAGTTTTCAGAACCGACGACTGACAACTGACCACTGACAACTCTGTCTCCCGCCAGCAGCTCCGCGCGGACGATGGCCACGGATTGCGGCGCCAAGACCATCAGGCGCACTTGATCGCGGCGGATCTTGCCGCAGGTGATCACGATTTCCTCGCCGTCGGGCAGCATGCAGACGATCTGCTCCCCGGGGCGGCGACTCAACGTGAGTCCGAACATGAGAGACCTCCGTTTCTGTCGCGCCGCCGGCACGCGGGGCAAGTGTCACGCGGTTGCCCCGCGGCCGGCTGAGCGCGCAGCCTACCACTGGGTTTCGCGCCAGTGGGAGGCCCTTGCAAAACCGGTTCAGTGCTCGCCGCTTTGAAGGTGCTTCGGAAACCTCGGGCTGGTTCGCGCTTCGCTCGCGCCAGTCCCGGCGGTCTGAACCAGGTTGCGACCTGGAGAGATGGCCGTTTGGCCCCGAAGCTTCATCAAAGTTTTTGTTACAGCCCCAACCATAGCAGAAAGGCCGGCAGGCTGTCAAGCATCTTGCGCGCGGAATTTTTTCAGGCCGAAGAAAGACACCACGGAGGCACGGAGAATGCCGAGAGAAAAGGTAGCGGTCGTTCTCCGTGGCCTCCGTGCCTCCGTGGTGTCGAGGCCAAGAAAAAGAAACCCGCGAGACCTGTAACAAAAACTTGCCCAAGGGCGTGAGTCGCGTTGCCGCGGATGGCCCCTGCGTAAGAGTTGGCCGTCGTCGCCGCCGGCCTGATCTCGCGGGTTTCGCTTTACGCTGGTATAGTGGTCAGTTGGCAGTTCTCAGTGGTCAGTGAACGGAGGTATACATGCACCATCTTTCCCTTTACGAGCGTGCCCTGGCCAGGTGTTCCGCCGCGCACTTTTTGCTCGTGGCCCTCGCAGATGAGGTGGAGGAAACGATTGGCCGCGTCACGCCGGCACTCGATTCCTCGCTGGAGAAGATTCGGGCTCGATTGGAGTGGTTGGAAAAAACCTTGCTGGTTATGCCGCAGCAATTCTGGCCCCCGGCCGGCGTCGACACGACCGACACGGCAAAAGCGCCCCTTGGGTGTACGTGCGCGAAACTCTCCACGATCGCGCCGGGCCTGTACCTCGCGAAGGTTCGGTTGCCCGGTTCTACCCTGCCGTTCCCGGACGGTTTCAATGCGGTCGTGGAAGTCACGGGCAACGCTCCATTGTTGCGGCTTACTGCGCACTTTCTTGGCGGCCCGGTCCTGATCCATGACTCCGGCGGCTGCCGTTGGGTGTATCACCTGTTGGATCCTGAACCGGATCTCGTCATTCTCGGGCCGGCGCTGCAAACGGCGGGGACGCCTTAAGCGACTCGACGGCCGCCGTCAAACGATCCAGGGCCTGGGTCAGGTCCGCCGCGAATTGCGAGGCGACCCATATGCTGGTAGCCGCGGGGTCTTCCGTGCGCAGACGCCGGTCAAAGACTTCCGAGTCTTTTTCGATCTTCGCCAAATAACGCTCGACGATGGTCGGTCTTTCGCTGCCGGTTTCTGGCATAGTACCCTGCCCTTCCGTTTTCGTAACGTCAAACTGGGTAAGATCGGTCAAATAGCGAGGGCGACGGGAATCGAACCCGCAACCACCGGATCGACAGTCTTCTAGACCGTCGGCCGGATTCGCGGCGGGAGTGGCCGTTAGAGAGCACCAGAGGGCCGCCAGCGGCCGCCGATCGCCGGCACGACCCAGAGCAGCCACTCGCCGGAAGGCGTCAGGCGCAACGCTCTGGCAAATGGGCGGGCAAGAGAAGAAACCACGGAGACACGGAGGCCACGGAGAGGCCAATCCAGAACCTCTGCTCCGTGCTCTCCGTGCCTCCGTGGTGTGACTCAGCGGCGAGGGGCCGGGCCGACGAGATAGTCGAGGGTCACGCCGAGGGCGGCGGCCACGCGGGCGAGTTTTTCGACGCCCACGCGCCGGCCGGCCTGCCCTTCTAACTTCGACCAGTCGCCCTGGCGTATCTTGGCGGCAGCGGCCGCCTGTTGCTGGGTGAGGCCTCGCTTGAGACGGGTCGCGCGGATTCGCTGGCCGATCTGCATAGATTGCTCCTGAAGCTCAAAAAAGCCGCCCGCGCGGCAGTGTATCCGCTGGCCGGTGACTGGCCGGCCGCCGCGCGGGCGAGGAGTCGCACTTATCGCACCCAATCGCGCACCGCCGCATGGCGTTCGATCGCCTCTGCCAGCGAACGGCAAAGGTCATCTGCCTCAAATACCGGATCATCAAACCAGACGATCCTGGTCAAAATTTCTCCGTATGGCAAACCGCTCAATTGAATTGCGTCAAGGCCGCCTTCATCCTCCGGCAACAGTTCGCCAATCAGGCGCGGCTCTTGGGTGTGGACCGCGAACACGCGCGCATTGCTTATGTCTGCCGTGTCGTCGATCAGCCAGCGCGGCAATACATGGTCTAGGCCGAGAGTCATCGGGCCTCCCTCCAATCGTTGCTGTAGGCCGGCAGGACTTTGCCGATCGCGGCCTTCGCTTCCTCGGCCTCGGACTCGTTGAGTGGGTGGAACTTCTCTTCCAGCCGATGGGCTCGGTCGGCAGAGATCAGGCCGCTCTCCGCAACGATCGGCACGAACCGCTTCTTGCCATACCGGCCGCTGTAGTCGGCGCGGAAGCCGAGCACCCAGCCCCACACAGGCGCGGCCGCACGCTCGATGTCGGCCAGCGTGATTCGCGCGACTTGTTCGGGCGTGAAAAAGAAGATTCGCTTGGCCTGGTTGCCGCCGAATCGCCCAGCGTGGTGAAACTCGCTGGCCAGCGACTCGATTTCCTTCGCCAAGATTTTCCGCGCGAGGCGTCTCGTGAGCACCTTTGCCGCCTGGCCAGCCGTGAGGCGGCCTGCTGCCTGTGCAGCAACGTAGTTGTTGCTCTTGCCCTGGGCAGCATACTCAGCCTGCGAAGTAGGTTGCAGCGTTTCCATTTTCTCCTCCTGCGGGGGTCAACCCGCGCTGCGTTTCGGCCCGCCGGCCAGATCAAGTCGCTCGCTTGATCTACCATCATTATAGTGATTCGGAATATAGAGTCAAGGAATATCGGTGTCCCTAAGTCTGCGATTGGTAAGGCTTTGGGACTGAGAATGAATCTCAATAAGACGGGGGACGGGGGAAGGCGGACGGGGGACGGCAAAAATGTGTACGGTGGTCCACTATCCACTGACCACTGACCACTTCCTTGACACGGCCTTGCCGGCGCAGGAGACTGGCTGGCGTTCGGGTGGCCGGCTGGAGGCCTCCGGCCGGCCGTGCGGACCCGGCGCCGAGCGGCGTAGCCCCCTTTCGCCGTCGGCGCCAGGCCCGGCCCGAGAAAAAGGGGGTTCCCGATGTACCGCGCGCTAATCACGTCGTGGTTTCGTCGAGTTGGCTGCCACGTCTCAGTCGTCGTTGTTGCCGCGGTGGCAAGTATTGCCGTGCTTGTCATCGTGGCGCGCCGCATAGAACGAGCCGCGGCAGATAAAAACGAGGCCGGGATCAGCCAGCCGGCCGCGGCAAAGACGGAGCCGGTCGGGAGCGCGGAGACGGCATCGGCAGACGCAGCGGAGCGGCGCCGTTATTTGGAAATCGCGGAGCGCTGCGAGGAGGCCGCCACGTGCCGGACCGGCCCGCGCGTCGCGCAAGCATTGGACGATCTGTATTGCCTCAAGCTGCTGGGCAAGAAATCCGCGCCCGAATATCGGCAATTCGTAAATCTTCTGGCCGAGATCCGCGACGGGAGGGACTCGCTTGGTCCGCGAGAGGCCGAACAGTTGCGCGACATCGCCAGGAATCTAAGAGAACAAGTCGAGCGTCCGGGGAAGGCGAAGTCTGGCCCTTGAATTGGGAGCAGTCGCTACGCAGGGTCAAGAGCGGCCGCTGGATTGGCGGGACGTGCTGGCCCTGGCCGGCATCGCCGCGCTCTTCCTGTTCCTCCGCTGCGTCGGCGCGATCGACTGAGAAGTCTCTGAAAACCACGGAGACACGGAGAACACGGAGGAGACAATCACTTTTTTGACTCCGTACTCTCCGTGGCTCCGTGGTGTACCGTTCACCACTTCCCCCGTGGGCAGGCACCGGCGGCGTCCGCCAAACGGACGTGCAGCGGGTCGTCGCCGCGGCGGGAGCAGCCGCAGTCCCGGCAGTTCTCGCCCACCAGTCGATCGCACGCCAGGCAGCGGCGGTAGAAAGCCCGGGCCGCGGGCAGCGGCCGCGTCGCCTGGCTGGCGCGGTAACGGGAGAGCAGGTACAGGCGCAGCAGACGATGCCCGTAGCGAACGGCTGTGGGGCTGACAAGGCAGTTCCGCCGCGGCGGTTTGTCCATCGGAACTGGGCACCGCCAGTGGCAGAGGGAGCACTCCCACAGGTCGCTCTTATGCTCCAGGATGAAGAGGCAGTCGGTCACAGTGCGGTCACCTCGCACGTGGCCGCGTCGAAATCGCAAATGTTGGTGCTGTGCGAGATCAACGGGAGCGCCTCGTTGTTCAAACTGGCGCAGGGCGGCTTGTCCGGCGTGTAGTCCTTGCGGAAGCGCATGTCCACGGCAGCGAGCCAAACGACATACACCGTGATCTGTTTATCCGGGTCCACCTCCAAGGTGATGGTCACCGGCATGGGAATATAGGGATCGTCGTAGCAGGCCAACTCGCTATCGTACCGCCAGAGGCAACTGCTCACCCGTTCCAGGATGAAATCATCGTTGAACCAATCGCAATTCACGCAGTAGCCGGCATCGGCCACAAGGCGTATCTTCACGAGGAACTGGGCGGCCGATTGACTACCCAGACACCACATACAGCCGCAGCAGCAGGCCGGGTCGATCGCCAGTTTGCTCTCCACCCGCAACAAACCGCCGTTATAGATCTGCAGCGCGCTCATCACTATGCCGGGCAGGTGGTCACGTCGTAGACTTTGCTCGCCTCGTCTTCGTCCTCCGCGCCGGCCACGCGAATCGTGCGTGTGACCTGCTGCAACTCCCCGGCTGTCTCGTTGACCAGCACGCCGGTCAACACGCTGACTTCGACTGGCGTCGCGATCGTTCCTTCCGAGGCGGTCACGTAGAACTTGCCATCCCGCGGGAACCAGTCGGCGTGAATCTTTTTGCCCGTGTCGATGTGATCGCCGGCCGCCAGGAGATCGTCGTAAACAGTGATTGTGCCGCCGGCGATCGTCATGGTGGCGGAACTCCCGGAGTTCAACTGGCCTGCCAGCGCGCCACGATACTTCAGCGGCGGCAGGAAGACGGGTTCCCACACGATGCCGTTGTTCGAGTTGAGCGGCTGACATTTGACCCAGGTGCCCGCAGGCGCCGAGACTTGTCCCGTGCTGTCGAAAACCCTGAAGGTCTCGGAATCGTCCGGGGTGTAGGCTCCGTCGCCGCTGTTCGCGGACCCATCCCACACGAGCAGGTAGGCGTCCGCGAAGGAGAGCAGGAGCAAGTCCTCCTGCAATTCAAACCAGCGCGCCGGGCGCGGCAGCGGCGGGCTGTCCGGAATGGTCGGGATGCAGTCGTTGGGCGCGAAGGCCTCGGGACTGACGCGGCGCACGTCGCGCAGCGTGCGGGCCAGGTCACCGGCGAAACGATCGGTCAGTCCGCCGTATCCGCTGCTCATTTGGCTGCGAAGATGTTCAAGAGGTTGAAGTCGAATTCATCGCAGACGTTGAACGTGAGGAAGGCCGGGCCGTCCGTCAGCCCGCCGCCCAATAGCTGCCCGTTCGTGCCGTTCAGGAAGCACAGGCCGCCGAGGGTCGTGCCGTCCGCGCACTCCGTCGCCGCGTGGAACTTGCCGGCGGAATCCTTGTAGCGGCCGCCCATGTCGGCCGGGCGGCGCTGGTGGCCGAAGTGGGTCGAGCCGTCGTGCAGTGCGAACTCGAAGGAATAGGTTACTTGCACGTGGGGCCGCGGCGAGGCGTTCCACACGCCGCGAATGTCGGCCAGGTACAGGCTCTTCGCCGGCGCATCCAGCGCGACGTTCTTGACGCCGTTGATCCTGAGCGCCTTTTTTACCTCCTGGCTGTTCACGTGATCGCACTGGCAGAAGAGCGCCCACGACAGGTCAAACGTCGGAAAGCACTTCGTCAGCTCCAGCCGGCCGTAGGCCCGGTTCCTCTCCAGCGCGTTGCGGAAGAGGTCGCCGGCCGTATTGCAGATCCGGTAGCCGGTGACGCTGTCCTTCCACACGGCTTCCCGAACATGGCTGGTGTGCATCACGCCCTGGATGTCCAGCTCGCACGGATCCCGCTGGTACTGGCCGACCAGGTAGATCGTCGTCGGATCCTCGGTCCATTCCGCGTCAACCGTAGCGCAATAAATGTTGTAGTTGGGGTTGGAAAGCGCCGCGACCTTCTCCATCGGCATGGTGATGCCGGAGTTGGCAATCTGCGTGAGAATGGTGGCGCCGTCGGCCTGGCGCACGCAGACGCGGTGTGTGTAGCGATCGTCGCCGCGCGCGTCGAGCACCGCGGAGTAACCGGCCGGCCGTGTGACAAGATCGCTCGCCATCAGTTGGGACTCTGCGCTAGGGGACGCTTCTGAAAACCGGCCTGGCCTTGCATGGCTGCCAGCAACTGCACCCAGTAGGTCGAGTGCAGTTTGAGCTGGTCGAAGATGTCGGCGGCAGTGGACTTCGGCCCCACTGCCTCCGCCCACGCGGAGTAAGCGGCCTGGCTTCCCTCCTCCGCGATGGGAGCCATCGCAGTCACGCCCACGGCCTTGCGGTAGTCTTCCACGGCCAGGGATGCCGCGCGCCCCGCCTCAGTGGCGGTAAACGCTTTCTTGGTTTGCGCCTCCCGGATGAAATCCATTTGCTTGCGGAGCTGCTCACCCGGGGAGAGCAACTTTTCCCGCATTCCCTCGGCCCGCTCCGTCAACGCATCCATGCGGGCCTGCTTTTCATCGGCGTCGCTTAGCGCCTTTGCTCCGCGTCTTTCCTCCGCCTGAGCTATTGACATGCGTTTTTTGAACTCGTAGTCGCCCAACGCAAGTCTCTGCACGTCCGCGATTGCACTCCCGAACCATTCCTTGATTCTGCGGCCCAATATGCCCCGAATTGTTTGACCTTCTTCGGCTGCCGCGCCCAATCCAAATCGCGCCTCTGGCGAGTAAGGTTTCGCCCCCGTCATTTCCCTGCGTTTGGCAATCTGCCTCAGCATCGCATCGATCGCTGCGCCCCCCTTGCCGAAAATCGCCATTTCGATATTTGCCCGGCCTGCGGCGGAAGGAATCTTTTCGATGGCATCGGCGATCTTGAAAAAGGTCTCGTCGAGCGTCATATCCTTCAATTGCCGCGCGGTGATTCCCAGCTCGCGAAAGGCATTTTTTGCGCCAGCGGTTTTGCCTTCGACCTTCCCCAGGTCTTCCGGTCTACTGAGATCGTAGAGCGATTTGCGGAGACGGAATAAGGCGCTTTCAACGGACCCCATGTCGGTGTTTGACTTCTTGGCCGCCAACTGCATGATGTCCAGCCCGCCGGTGGTCACGCCCATCCGCTTGGCGTCCTTTTGCATATTCCGAACTTCCCCCAGAGATGACTTCGCAAGGGCGATCATGCTGACCATGGTTGCCGCGCCGGCAGTTGCCAACGCGCCCGGGCCGCTGAAGAGACCCGCCAGGAGTCCGCCGCCAGGCAGTCCGCTGACAAGGTTTTTGCCCACGTTGGCGAATTCGCTGCCGAACTGCTTGACGTCCTTTCCCGCGTCGCGCATTTCGGTGCGGAATTGCCCCGTGTTGGCAATGAGATCCGCTTTCAGTTTTCCAACCGAGCCGGGCATGGGAGGGAATAGTGGTCAGTGGGTAGTGGTCAGTGGTCAGTGGATAGTGGTCAGTGGATAGTGGTCAGTGAGAGGTCGAAACTGACCACTGACCACTGACCACTCTGTCTGTCATCCCATCACGAGCTGCACGTCGAGCTTTTGACTGCCGGTACCGCTGATGTCGATCGTCTTGGCGGAGTTGCCGATCTCCGGCTGAAGATCGATGCCCAGGAACTCCACTTGCTCCCCGGGCTGCAAGGTAATCTTCGAGGTCGCGCCGAAGAGGTTGTAGCCGTTGCTGGCGCCCGGCACGATCGTTACCGCGTTGCCATTTGTGGCCGGCGCCTTGAGCTTCACGAGCTGCACCCGCAGGCCCGTGCCATCCACCGTCGCGTTGTACACGCTGGGCAGCGCGGTCAGGTCGATGGTGGCCGCGCCGCTGGTCAGCGTCAGCTCGAACGACGTGGCCTTCGTGGCCGGCGGCGTGGTGTCGGCGTCCAAGAAGCCGCTGGCGTTGAAGAGGTTGTGCGTGATCTTCGCGTCGTCGCCCGAGGCGTCGACGATCGTCAGTGCCTCTTGCACGGTGAGCTTCAGGTCGTAGTAGGCGGTAATGGCCATAGGAGTGGTCAGTGGTCAGTGGTCAGTGGTCAGTGTTTTCATCCTTCATCCTTCATCCTTCATCCTTTCCGCTTCTGCCTCCCCCAGCGCGAACCCGCCAATTTCAGCGCCTCCTGCGCCCGCTCCAGCCGCTCGTTTTTGTGTTGCTCAGCCGGCACGAACCGCAGCACGTGGTCCTCGGGCGTGCTGCCCGGCAGCAGGGCCGCGGCCACGATGCCCGCCTGCAAGTCGCCGCGCCGCTCTCCCCAGGGCTCGATGCCATAATCAACTTCCCACTCCGCCAGCTCCGTGGCCGTCAGAGGCAGGTTCTGTCCCTCGTAAAAGGATCGCCGCGAGTTGAAACCGGTGGCCCGGGCCAGCCTCAAGTGGAGGCACAGGTCCGGGCGGCCTCGAAAAGCTTTGCCAGCTCCTCCAGGTCCGCCTTCGTGAGGCGATTGTGCCTCTGCCCTGCGTACACGACCCTCTCCAGGATCACCGGATTGGCGCCGGCCAGACCATCGAGCTGGTCGTCTTCGTACCACCGCGTGCCATCCGGGTCGCAGAGCACCAGGGCGGCGAACTGCTCGGCGAACTTCTCGTCGGGCAGCTTGCGCAGCTCGTCGATCTTGGTAACCCGCTCCGCCGCGAACAACGTGCGGACGTGGACCAGGCCGGAGATCTCCGGCACTTCGACCGGCAGCACGGGCATGGCCGAGGCGCGGGCGGTGAAACCGTCTTTCGTGAGGGGATGCATGGCAATAAATAGTGGTCAGTGGTCAGTGGATAGTGGTCAGTGGATAGTGGTCAGTGGATAGTGGTTAGTGAGAGGTCGAAACTGACCACTGACCACTGACCACTGACCACTCTTCCTACGCGTGCACGTGCGCGGGCCGGAACGTGTAACGGGTGGTGGTCGCGCCGCCCAGTCCGCCGCCGCGGCCGCGCTTCGTGCGGATGGCGTGCGTCATGCTGCCGAAGTCGCCGCCGTCAGCCCAGCCGACAGCCAGTGCGCCGGCCGCTCCCTTGGCGATCGCCGCGGTGCCGACGATCTCAACCTCGGTGGTGAGTCGCGGGACGCCGGCCCCGCTGTACTTGGTCGTGTCAGCATTGCCGCCGACATCCGCCGTGGGCCAGGTCTTCGTCACTTTGACGCTGACGATCTTGCAGCCGGCGAAGGCGTTACCCTGGCCGAAGGTGACCGTGGTGTCGTTGAAGGCTACTGTTACGGTTGCAGGCATGGGAGGAGTCTCAATGATGAATGCTGGATGCTGAGTGCTGAATTCATCATTCAGCACTCCGCATTCCGAATTGGGTGTCAGTCCGCGATCGCGGGGACCACCTTGAAGGTGCTCTTGATGTTGTCGTCGATCCGCCCCTCGCAGGTAACCTCTGTGACGACGCAGACGGCGAGGTTTTCGTTTGTGCCGCCCAGGTTCACGTGCAAGGCCCCCTTGCCGCCGGCGATGATGATGGCGCTCGGGCTGCCGAGGCCGTCGACCTGGGCGCTCTCGTCGCTGCGGCCCGCTTCGTGCGTGCCCTCGGTGTCGCCCGCGCCGCTGCTGTCCACTTCGGGCGGGTTGTCATCGTAGGAAAAGTTGGTCAAGGGCGCGATGGCGGCCGCGTTGCCGGCGGCGGGCGTCCAGGTGGCGTTGCTCTTGTCGAAGATGGGGTCGGACATGGGAGTGGTCAGTGGGCAGTGGTCAGTGGTCAGTTTTCAGTTGTCGGTCCAAGGTCTAAGACCTAAGCTCTAAGCACTACTTCCGCTCAGCGAGTTGGCCTCGCGCTCCACGCCGCTGAGGATCTGCGTTTCGAGGATCTGCCGCATCGCGCCCTGGGTGGCGGCGAAGGCCTTGGCCATGAAGTGCGTGCCGGCAGCCGGGCCCACGCGGCGCAGGAAGGCTCCGTACTGATAGAGGTAGAGGGCCTTGCCGCTCTTGGCTTCCACGCCCTTGCGGCCGCGCTCCGCCAGGTGGGCATATTTGCGCGGGTTCTGCTTGCGGCTGGAGAGCACCATTCCCGAGCTTTTCCCGCCCTTGCCCAGGATTTCCATACGCGAGGTCCGCACGCCGAAGGCCCGTTTGCGGGAAACTTCGCCCACCTGTCTCGCAAAGCCCGATCGCGCGCCGACGGCCACGTACATCGTGCCCGAGCTGGCGTACCAGTGGACCGGGCCCAGGCCGATCGACGCGCCCAGAAGTCCGCTCATCTTCGGGGCGGTGCCTTTGGCCGCCTCGCGCATCGGCCTGGCGGCGGCGCGGAGCGCGTTGCGCAGCACGCGCCGCTCGACGGCAGCCGGCAGGCCTTCGAGCGTGCGGATCATGCGATCCGCCCCGGTGATTATGATTTGCAGTTTATCCGCCATGCCTCACATCCAAGCTCTAAGCTCTAAGGTCTAAGAACTTAGGTCTTAGGTCTTAGGTCTTAGCAGGTTGCAGTGATCCACCTGGTGGTAATCACCGCGAAAAACTCCCGCTCGACGAGCAGGTCGGCCAGCGACAGGACCTCCTCGCGGCTGGCGCCGGTGCACCACGCGTTGTAGCCGCCCAGGTCCATCGGCGTCGAGAGCAGGCGCAGGGCGATCGCCGCGCACAACTCCACCAGGGCGAGGCCCTCGTGCTCGATGTCCTCCCCTTCCCCGAACTTCCGCTGCACCACCACGTGCACCTCGTAGTCCGTCTGCACGGCCGGATCAGCGCCCGCGCCGATCCGTTCGAGGCTGTCGCTTCGCTGCAAAACCAGCACGTGCAGCTCGATGTCCATGATGGTCAGGATCGGCGCGAGCGCGGCCCGCGGGATCGCGGGCGTGTCGAAGGTCTGGGCGGCCAGGTCCGTAACGATCGCGGTTACAAGAGTGGTAAGGTTGCTGGACATTAGCAGTGGTCAGTGGTCAGTGGATAGTGGTCAGTTGTTTTCATTCATCATTCATCATTCATCATTCATCCTTGATTCAAAGCACGTCGCAGTCGCCGTACACCAGCGTGCGTTGGTCGACGTCCGGCTCGGTTCCCCAAGTGGCCACCGCCTTGAAGCCGTGGGAGAGCACGCCGCGGCTGAGTGCGGCGGTGTCGCTGCGGACCGGCTCGAAGCGGGCCTTTTGCGGCTCTCCGCCGCCGGCGGGCACCACCTCGCCCTCGACGGTCAGCTCGTCGACCTCGTCGCTGGTGCGGTAGACGGTCAGGGTGAGCGTGGCCTCGTCGATGTCGCCGGGCCAGTCGCCCGGATCGTCGAAGTCGATGGGCTGGCCCCGTTCGACGGTGTAGGTGTCGCCCTGCCAGAGTTCCAGCTTGGTGCCTGCGCGGGAGACGGGCGAGGCAATGGTCACCTGGCCGCCGGTCACCGTGTCGGTCTTGGCCTTGATGGCCGCCAGTAGAACGGCCATCGCCGCCAAGTCGCCGTCGCCGCCCTCCTCCGCCAGCGTCTCGACGGCCTCGGAGGCAGCTCGGGCGTCGTAGGCGTCATCGGCGGCATCTGCCGCGTCGGCGGCGATTTGCTTCTGCGAATGCGTCGCCGGCGCGAAGGTGGACGTGTCGCCGCCGGCCAGGGCCCGCGAAAGGACGGTGCCGTCGACAACTTCTAGGGTCATGTCGGCGCCGGCCGTGGGCGTCTTGCAGAGATGGTCAAGGTTATTGGCCACCAGGACGGCCAGCGCGTCAGTAGCGATCGCTATGTCGGCGTCGATGCCCTTGATGCTCTCTGTGTCGGCTGACAGCCGGCGGGCAGCACAGATGGCAGCGGGCGGCGTCCACGGCGAGGTGGGCGTGTCCGTGGCCGCGTCGTTGGTGCGCTCAAGACCCTGCACAACCTGCGTCAAACCAGAGACCGCGTCCCACCAATAATCGAGACTTCTCGCGGCACACACCGCGTTGACGACGTAGCGGTCCGCGCCGGCGACGGCATCCCACGAAAGGATAATCACCGGACTGTTTCCGGTTACCGGGCCGATAGAGATGTCGAGCGCGGCGGAGTAGACCCGGCCGTTGACTGTGTCTTTATACGCGTAGATATAGCCATGCCCCGTGTCATTTGGCTGGAATGAGCCAGCAGTGCCGCTTTCGGTTGCCAGGCCGCTGGCTGGCGCGGCGATCGTCTCGGCCGCAGCCTCCCAGTCGCCAATGGGCGACGGATCGGACCGCGTATAGCCCGTCTCGGCCCCGCCCAGGGTCGTGCCGATCTGCCAAGTGTCGGTGCCGTCCCACGTGAGATAGACCGTCCACGACTGATAGGAGCCCTGCCAGGCCGGGGCATCTTCGTAGTCGGCAATACGCCTGAAAAGGGCGGCCCACGCGGGCCCGACGATCTTCAACAGTCCGTAGGGCAATAGTTCAGCGTAGGCGGCCGTGTTCGGCTGCCCGATCAAGTTTGCTATGCCGCCATCAATCGTAATACCCGTGGCCGAGCCGCCCCATGAAACCTGGTTGGCTCCCACCGCGCACGCTACGTCGGGCAGGTCCAGGCGATGCTCCTGTCCGCCGGCCTGCTTCACGATGATTCCGCCGGCTGCCCACACGTCAGTCATGGCGTCCAAATCGATCGGCGTAATGGGCACGACCGCGCCATTTACTCCGCGCTGATACCAGAGCGAAAGCCCTGGTGTGTCCGCGGTGATCGTGACCGCTACACCCGTGGCCGTAGTCCACGCGGCAAACGGCACGCTCTGTCCCGCGAGTCCGGCTTTGAGGTCTTGGCCCATCGGATTATGTCCCGGTAAAGGTGATCGTCCAAGTCACGGCCAATGTATCGCCTGCGCCTTTCACCACCGGCTTGTCCGGCAACAGCGCGATGGCGTAAGTGAGCGCACCACTTGTCGGGTCGGTGCCCTCTGTCGAATCCACCAAGGCCACGCGATTGAGCGTCGCTGTTGCCACTCCGGCAGCCCACGTCCGCTTAAACTGCACAATGTTCGCGGATGCACCCACTTTGGGATAGGTTGAGTCCATACCCAACTGTGAGCCCGTGACATAATCTGATGAGCCGTGGCCGGAGGCGACGTAAGCTCCTGCGTCCGTATAGGTCTTGCTGACGCCAGTAGCCGCCGTGCCGAGTTTCATGTTGAACGTCGGGGCGGCTGTATAGGCGAGCCCGGAAAACAGAGCATCGCCCTTGTCTGTGACGATGTTGTTCGTCTCGCCGCGATACTTGAGTTTGCCGTCCGACCCGAACAACTCGATCAGCACAGAACCGCGAATGCCCATGCGGTCGCGTACCTGACCGGCCGGAAGTAAGCGGGCAAGGAGGTTGCGAAAAATGCCGCGGATGTTTTCGTCTTGCATCGGTTTGGTCCTTCACTGTCGTCTGCGCCGCTGCATGGCGAGCCACGCGGCGAGGAAACTTGTCACAAACAGGTTTTTGGTCACGTCGTCGGTCATGCCGACAGAATCAACAATCTCGCGGAGAATGGTGGCGGCCCGCAGCAGGTTATCACTCAGGCCCTCGGCATCGGTTACGTCGCGGATGAAGTCCACGATTCGCGTCGTGCCATCCGCCAGCCCCTCAGCCTCCGCGAGCGAGCGGATGAAATCCATCGTTCGCGTGGCCGCATCCGTAACTCCCTCGTTATCGGCGAGGTCTCGCAGGTAGGCGGCAACGCGGGAGAGTGAATCGGTGACACTCTCGCTATCAGCGAGCGATCTGGCGTATTCCGCAATCCGTGTTGTGGAGTCAGTCAAACCCTCACTATCGGTGATCGTCTGTTCGTAATTCGTGCCCGCGCCACTACTAGCCGGCAGAAACAGCGCCACGATCACATTTTCTCCGTACGGATCGGTGACATTTGCCCCCGGATTGTAATTGCCTGGAGGAAGATTCAGTATGTATCCGTTGGCGTCGATGTGCCCCGTGTCGTGGTTCCCGTAGGGAGTGATGGCTGCGCCTTCGGTGAATGAGGTCCAGCCATCCCGAGTCTCGTTCCCGTACGCGATAAAAAGCGAGCACGTGACCGTAGTCGTCAGTGACGCAGTGAGAGGATTTCCACCTCCATAAGCTCCACCTATCGCGTGGGGAACATGACTTGTCGGTCCGCGCACGAGCCAGGCCGCAAAGCCCATGTCATTCTTGTTGCTGACTGTAATGGTCAGAATGCCAGGATTCTGAACCAACGCAGTCAGGCACTCCACTCTGGTAGTAATGATCCCGGCTTGATACCACCGATGGTTATAGACGTTCCCCTTGTCATCGCTGGCGGTCGCATTGCCGCCACTACCGGACACCGGCATGACGATCACCACATCGCCGACTTCGGCCGACACGGTGAATGCCAGCGTGACGCCTGGATAGACGTGAGCAAAATCAACAACTGCATCAGCCATTTATTTTCTGACCTTCTCCGCCAACCAGCAGCCGGCCGCCGCCTCTTGCGGCGATTCGTACCAAGCGTAGCCGTCGCCTGCGTTGGAATCAGCAAGGCAGGCATCTATCTGCTGTTGCAACAACCTAACGTCGGTACACACGCTCCACAGTCTGCGTTTCGGATCGTACCAATAGTAGGGTTTTTGCCTGAACCTCTGAATCACATCCGTGTGGATGTCGGTAAACGTCGGCTTAGCCGTCGTGCCGGGCCACCCCGCAGTTTTGAGGCGGTCAAACATCACGTCGGAAATGATTCTCGTGTCGGTGATCGCAGACACTTGTGTCTCACGCGGCTCCCGCCGCCCCCTGTCTCAACCCATCAATTTGGAAATGATCGCACCCGCCGCACCGCCGACCAGTCCCGAACCCATCATGTAGCCGATCAGCCAGGCAAACCGCGTCTCGACGGCCCGTACCCGTACATCCAAGGTGTCGCGGGCCTCGATCCATTGGGAAAGGTTTGCCATTTTTTCAGTTCTCAGTTGTCAGTGGTCAGTTTTCAGTTGTCAGTGGTCAGTCGTCAGTTCACTGATAACTGACAACTATGCTACGCGCTTCGCGTGGACCCTCAGCATTGTGTTGTCCGGCGGATCCCGGTAGGAAAAGCACTGTTGCCCCATGCTGGGCTGCACGACCTCGTAAACGCTGGTGCCGACGCTGAGGCGATCGCCGGCGGCCGGCTCCGAGACGGTTCCGCCCGGTGCGTAGTCGGCCGCTGCGCAGAGCACGTCCACGCCCTCCCAGGTTAAGAGCACGCCCGACTCGTTGAGCACGCCGCCGCCCGGCGAGGTCAGCACCACACTAAGCGAGCACGTCACCCCGCGGCGCGAGAGCGTCGCCGCGCGCCCGGCCGCCTGGGGCACGGCGCGGGCAAGCTTCGTCAGTCCGCGTTGGAGGAGAGTGGTCATAATAGTGGTCAGTGGTCAGTGGGCAGTGGGCAGTTAGTAGTGTTTGATGCCGGCGGGGTCGGGAGACCCGCGCCGAGTGCCGTGCGGTCTGAGCACTGACCACTGACCACTGACCACTTTTCGCGGGCGGCCCGGGCCCGGGCGACGATCGCCGCGTCGTGCTGCTGATACTGGCTCCAGCGGTGGCCGCACTCTTGGCAGGTTTTGGGCGCGCAGGCGGTCATTTGCGGGCCGGCGATCGCCGGCAGGGTCTCGCGCCAGCGGCGGGCCAAATCGACGATGCCGTCTCGCATGAGGTTGCCCCACGTGGCCCTGCCCCGCCAGTCGTAACAGCAAAGGTGCGTGTTGCCGCAGGCGTCGACGACCAGCTCGACAAACGGGCGGAGACACGGCGCCGAAGTGTCGGCCGGAACATGCTCGAAGAGGCGGTCGTCGAGCTGCGGCTTCTCGATCACCCGCGGCTTCAGTCCGGCGGCCACCAGGCGATCGACGCCGCGCTGGCTCAGCTCGTTGTAGCGGCTCACCATGATCTGCTCGAACTGGGCGAAGCGGGTGCAGTCGGTCGGCACGAGCGTGCCGTTGGTCCAGAGGATGAAACGGGCGGCCGGCGCGCCCGCTTTGATGCGGGCCATCAGGCCGAACATCCGCTCCATCTCCAGCAGCGGCTCGTTGTAGTAGATCCAACCGACCAGGCCGCAAAAACCGAGATCGCGGTAGGCGGTCACGGCCGCCTCGACGATCGTGTCGTCGTCAAGGTCCCGCGAGGTATCGAGATCGGCGAACCGCGCCGGGTCGGCGTTGGGACAGGCGGCGTGCATCGAGCCCAGGTTGCAGCGGGTGCCCAGCTCGAACTCCAGCATCTGCACCAGGCTCAGCGGCCGGGCGTCGCGATCGGCCCGCCACTTGTCGGCCGTGTCTTCGTCGCCGTCGAGATAGGCGCCCCACGGCTTGAAGTTCACGTAGTCCAGCCGGCCGTGGTGGGTGAGGCGGACGCGGCTGGTGGCCCAGGTATTGCGCACGCCACGCAGCCACAACTCGCGGGAAAAGTACCAATCCTCCGATTCCCGCTGGTGCATCCAGCGGCCGTCCGGCCCGCGAATGCTGCGGGTCGGAAACTGGAAGGTGAGGTCCAGCTCGCCGGCGGCATTGGCGGCGCGGAAAACCGGCTTCCTGAGGTCGCAGATCCATAGGCCCGTATTGTGCAGCAACGGGCGGTCGGGATATCCGAGCGCCGCGGCGTCGAAGGTGGGCGGGAGCTTTTCCAGCACCTCGCGGATCGTGTAGCGGCGGAACGGACGCCACGGGTCGTCGAGGTCCGCGATGCCCGTGGAGCTGACCCCGCGGTGATCCTTGATGGCGCTGACCGTCGAGACCAGGTCGGCGCCGTGGGCCTCCATTTCTTCGACGAGGATGTCGAGCGGCCGCTGGGTCGGGTCCGGCGTGAGGTCGCCGTGGAGCATGGCGAACAAGTCGATCTCGCCGCGCTCGAACATATTGATGGCGTCGGTCCAGAGGATCGAAAAGTCCTCGGCGCCGTTGAAATTCATCCCGCCGTTGAACGGGTGCACGATGTGGCGGGCGGTCGAGTTGATGATACCGGTGACCGTGCCCCAGCAGATCTTGTTGCCGGGGACGGCCAGGTAGATCCGGTACTGCTTTTGGTCTGCCATGTAGAAAGGCTCCTGCAAAAGGCCGACAGGCCGCGGCTTGCAGGCGGCCGCGGCCCATCGGCAGCCGCTACGGTGGGTAGTGGTCAGTGGTCAGTGGATAGTGGTCAGTTGCCAGTGGTCAGTTGTCAGTTTTGGAGCTGACCACTGCCCACTGACCACTGGCCACTCGCTCTTAGCTGGGCACCTGCGGGACGGTGTACCAGGCGTTCGCGCCTTCCGACCAGAACTCGCAGGCCGAGTTGACGGCCATGGCGAGGGTGTTGTCGGCACCCAGGCCGTTGATTTGCTTGCCGCTGGGCGGATAGACGATCAGGGTCTTGGTGGTGCTGCGGTTGACCACGATCACGCGGGCACCGTTGACGCACGACGGGAGGATCACGCCCTTGGCGTTGTCGGCCGTGGTGATGAGGTTGAAGCCCTCGGCCAGTACGCCGGCCGTGGCCACGTTGCCCCCGTTCGCGGCGGTGATGGCCGCGGGGATGCGCGGCGACTTGCCCAGGGTGAGCGAGGCCGCGTTGGTCGCGATGGTGACCGTGCCCTTGGTGGCGCCGGTACCGGAGCTGTCGAGGATCACGGCCCCGGCCACGCCGCTGCTGGCGTTGCCCGCGCCCGAAAGGATCGTCACGGCCCCGCCGGTACCCGTGGTGGTTCCGGCCCCGCCCGTGATGGTCGCTGCTCCGCCGTTGCCGGCGGTGGCGTTGGCCGCTCCGCCGGTGAGGCTGGCCGCGCCGCCGTTGCCGGTCGCGCCTTCGCCGCCCTGGCCGCCGGTCAAGGAGACCGCGCCGCCGACGCCGGTATTCTTGCCGAGACCTCCGGCGATCGTCACGGCGGCCCCGTAGCCGGTGGTGGCGCCTGACGCCCCGCCGGTGATGATTACCGCGCCGCCGTTGCCGGTCGCGCCGGCGCCCGAGGCCCCGCCGACTACGCTGGCCGTCGCGCCGTCGCCGGTCGTGTTGCCGGCCCCGCCGGTCAAGCTCACCAGTCCGCCCGCGTTGGCCGCGGCGCCCGTGCCGCCGGCGATGACCACCGTCCCGCCGGTGGTCGTGCCGGCCTTGCCGGAAATGCCCAGCGCAGAGTCGGTGCCCGTGATGTCGTCGGCGCCGACGCTGTTGGCGATCGTGTTGGTGCGCCGGGCCGCCGTCTGTTTCAGCGTCACGGTGGCCGCGTTGGCGGCGGCATTCGCCAGGGCGAGGCCCCAGAGATAGTTGCCGCTGGCCGAGTTGGTGGCCGCGCCGTTGCCGGCATTGTTGCCGTCCTCCGGGTTGGCCGTCGTGTTCCAGTACACCGCATCGCCGGCCGCGAACACGCTGGTGTCCTTGGGGGCCTCGACGATGCTGTCCGGATCGAGGGCACCCTGGCAGTTGGCCGCGATGTCCTGCGGGCAGACTATCGGGATCGTGCCGAGCACGATCACGTCGCCGCCGTACGTGTTGGAGGTGGGCGTGTAGTCCACCTTTTTGCCGTCCGCGACGACGCGGACTTGCTGTTGCGTTTGACTCATTGTTTCGTCCCTAGTTCAAAGGTGAAGGTTCAAGGTTCAAGGTCCAAGGTCCAAGGTCTAAGACCCAAGATCTAAGGACTAACCGGCTCCGGTGCTCTTCACGCCGGCGCGGAACTCTTTCTTCGCGACGCCGAAGTCGTGGTAGCCGCGGAGCTGGATCCCGAGCGTATCGAAGTCGCACTCGGCGCTCTCGACGGTCGGCGATTGCTGGCCGTCGAGGAACGCGACCTCCATCACGCCCATGCCGCCGGTCGGATCGGCGATCAGGAACCACTGGGTGGCAGCGCCGCCGTAGCTCGTGGTGATGTACTTCGACTTGACCGGCCGGTAGGTGTCCCGGTAGATGTTGGCGGTCGGGATCTTCGTGCTGGCCGAGGTGTCGCGGACCTCGGTCGAGACGTAGAGCGACTGCGCCGTGGGGTGCAGCGCCGGCGGCACCAGCAGGATGCTGCCCATGCTCTCGATGGGGTTGCCCTCGCCGTCCGTCTGGTTGTCCAGGGCGAGCACCGCGGCGGCCAGGCCGGCGAGGCCCAGGACCGTGGTGATGAGATTGCCGCGGGCCGCGCTGAAGAAGCTCGCGTTGTCCAGGAAGCTGGTCCAGAAGATCCGGTTCAGCTTGATCCCGGCGCCCCGCCCGATCCGCTGACGCATCGTATCGAACGCCCCGGTGTCGTCGTTGATGATGTTCTCGCGGCTGATGACGTACATTTTCGCGTACGTCTTCGCCTGGTTCGTGTACGACTCTTCGGCCGTCTTGCCGTGGCGGATCTCGCCGGCCGGCGAGAGTTGCTCGTACGCCATGTCGTCGAGCAGGCGATACGCGGTCATCTGCTTGAAATCCGGCACGCTGCGGACGTTGCTGATCTCCCGCCAGCTCTGCTCGACGTTCTGGAACCCTTCGAGCAGGAACTTGTTGGCGACATTGCCGAGCAACCCCGGCAGCGAAAGGGTCGAGAAGCTCGCCGCCCCGCGAACCGGGAAGGCGTACTCCAGGATCTCGCGGAGGTTGCCGCTGCGGACGATCGGCCGGCCGCAATACCCGTTGGCCATGGCGGCCAGCACAACCAGCTCCTGGATGCCCAGGTTGCGGAACTGTTTTTCGGCCGATTCCAGGACCTGCGCCGGATAGGCCTTTTCGAGGCCGGCGTAACCGGCGGTGCGGCAGAGGGCCGCCTCGATCACGGGCGCGCTCATGTCGCGGGTGCTCGAGTGGATTGCGGGGCCCACAGGCCGCTCGGCGCGGACCAGCTCGACCCGCACGTCGGCGGCGGCCTTCACGAGGGCCGCTTCCAGGCGCGGGGCCGCCCACTTCTCGGTGAGGGCCTGGCGGCGCAGGGCGGTGGCCGCCTTCACGCCCGTGGCGCGAATGCCTGCCAGCTTTTGGGTTTCGATCTTCGGCTCGGCCTCGGCGAAGGCCGCCTCGATCGTCGCCTCGTGCTCGGCATACACGGCGCGGATCTCGTCCGCGTCGAAGCCGGGGACCGCGACGATCGCCGCGGCCGCGGGCGTGCCGTTGGCGCCGGTCGCATCGGCCGAGGCCTTCACGACGGCGGCCTGTTCGGCGTCGAACTTGGCCGTCAACATCTTCTGCTGCTGCTCGGTGAGGTCCTTCACGACGAGGCCCATGGCCTCCAGCCACTTTTCAAACTGCATGGTTGCACCTTCTCGGAGGAAAAACGCGTGGTTGTCTGGCGCGGCATGGGCCGCGATTGCAAACGTGGAATTGTCGTCAGCCCCGCGGGAGACGACCGAGGCGCCGATCAGGCGGGCCCTACGGGCCACAAACAGCGGGCCGGCGAGCGTGCGGCCGTTGACCGTGATACTCTGGCCTGCCGGCACGCTGACGATTGAACGGGCCTCGGGCAGGGCTTCAATGGACTGCTGCCACGGGAAACCGTCGTCGTACATCTGCGCCACTTCGACGGCGTCGGCGCCGACGCGGGAGAGCGCGCCTTCAATCGCCAGTTGCCGGCCGTTGTTCTGATAGGCGTCGAGGTGCCCGACGATCTTGGAATCATCGTGCTCCCGGTAGAACGGCCGCGGCTTGTCCGTGCCTTCCAGTCCGGCCAGGTCCAGCACGATCGGCAGCGGGTAGCCGGGGACCCGCAGCGGGCCGCCGGCGTACAGCACGCCGCTGAAGCGCCGCGGACCCTGCTTGTCGGCGGCCGCGGCCTCAAGGACCATGGCGCCGTAGATGCGGATCGCGCCGGCCGGACTGAGCGCGGCCCGGGCCACGTCGGGCTCGAGGGCGGTCTCGGAGTTATGAATCAAGGCCATCGGCGGAAGGCTAAAGGTTCAATGTTCAATGTCCAAGGACTAAGGACTAAGCTCTAAGCCCTAAATGCCATGCGTCCGCGGCCGTTCATGCGGGCGGGCGAAGGCGTCTCGGGCGGCGTGCGGGTGGGCGGCGGCGAGGCGGCTGCGCCCTGGCGATTGAAGACGGCATCCATCAAGACCTTGCGCATCTCGGCGGTGGGGACGCCGAAGTCGCGGGCCATCACGACCAGCTCTTCCTCGAAGTCGAAGCCGTCTTCGGCGTAGATGCGGGACAGAGTGGTAGCGCCGCAGCTCAGCGAGACCTTGCGGGCATTGGCTGTTTTCTCCACGTCGATCTGCGGTCGGGCGGGCCATTGCCAACTATGCGCAGGAGCCGCATCGGCCGGCACGCTCCAGCCATAGACGTCAACGGCCTCGGCGAACCACAGCGCGAAGAGCTTATTGAGGACCAGCTCCTCGCAGTCGGCCCGCTCGATGTCCACGGCCACGAAAAACGTGAGGTGATCGAGCTGCCCGCCGCTGAATGAATAGCCGCTGCTGTCGCAGGCGGCGATGTTTCGCGGCATGTGGAACGGCCGGGCTTCCTCGGCGATCTGGGTATCAACAAAGTCGGGGTAGGTCGTGGTGGGCTGCTCGGCCCGGAGCTGCGTGATACCCGTCGAGCCGGCCGGAGTTGCGACAAGCATCCGCTTCTCGATGGGCACGCTGCTGTAGGGCCGCACTTCGTCGGGCCCTTCGCTGGGCGCGCCCATCTGCACGACGGCCGCAAAGTCGGCCGCCGTCTCGGCGGCTCCCACCACCGCCTCGCGATAGCGCCGGCCGGTGGCGAAGAGATTGAGGGTCGGGCTGGCGGTCGGCACGCCGCGGTGCTGTCCGGACCGTTTCCCCGCGAACAGGTGCAGCACGTATTCGGCCGGGTACTTCGTCGGGTCAACGATCGGCGCCCACCAGAGGCCGCCGGGATGGTACGGCAGCACGTCGTAGTCCACGACGTTGCCGAACTCGTCGAAGGTGAGCCCGTCGATCTTGCCCGGCACGCCCCACGCCAAGAACGGCGTGGAGACCTGGTCGCACTCGACCAGTTGCACGTCGAGCTGCACCGGGTTGCGGAGCATGGGGTTCGTCTTGCAAACGCCGAACCCCTCGCCGTCGCCGTCCTTAGCACGCTGGAGCGTGCGGAGCTTGCGCATCAATCCCGAGGCCGTGCACCACTGATTCCAGCGGGATTCGACCAGGGTGTTGAAGCCGGGGCTGCCCGTCTCCATGCGCAGCTTGGGTCCGAGGCCGATGACGTAGTTGGCGTTGGTCCCGAGGATTCCATCGGCGTAGCCGTTATTGGCCTGCTCTTCCCTGCTCCGCTCGCGGAGCCGCTTTCTGACGCCCAGCGAGTGGGCGGCGTCGGCGTCGAGCGCATCGACGGCGTTGGTCCAGACGTTCTTCGTCTCCAGCCCGTTGCCGGCGGCGTCATACCGGCCGCGCACGGGCCGGGCAAAAAGCGGCGCCTCGACCGGGGGCCGTCTGCTGCGGCGTGGGCCTATCGCGTTGCGGATCCAGGTGAGCAGGCCCATCAGCCGCAGCCTCCCGGTTCGAGGCGCCGAAAGGTCAGTCCCAAATGGTTCTTGCCAGCGGCCACGCGGGCCGCCAGGTGCTCGGCCGCGGCGATCTGGTCGCGCAGCGGGAAGCTCTCGACGGTGGTTCCGTCGAGGGTGACCCGGGAGACGCCCTCGGTGGCGGCCGTTTCGATGGCGTCGTCCAGGGCGTCGCTCATAGCGGGGCCGGGGAAGAGGGGTCAGGGGCCAGAGATTGGGGGCCGGAGGCCAGGGGCCAGGGGCCAGATATGGCTAACAGCGAAAGTTAGCACGGCCCGGGCGCGCGGCTGGGGCGGAGGCTGGACTAGGGTACACTAATAGCCACATTCCGCGCGCCCCGCCGATCGGCGGGTTGGGAATGCGCGGGATTGTCGGAGATTAGCGACGAAAAGACGGGAGCCGTCTTTAAGTTGCACACCTTCTGAGCGGGGATTACGCAATTGTAGCTCAGTATTCGTCAGGGAGCAAGATGCACGTCGAGGCACGGTCGGCCTCGGTAATCACCCACAGTTTGACTCCTTTGGACGTGGTGTACACGCTAAAAATGCGATCGCCGTCCTGAAGTGCCTGTTCATTCGCGCCTTTGTCGCCGGGATGAATGGTTCCCCAGTCGCCGTGGACATGCCGGTCAAGAAAGTCGGCCGGCGTCTGGCCAGCCTCTTCCAAAGCCGCCAAGGCTCCGGGCGTGGCCACGCATTGGCCCAAGGAAAAGAGCGGTCGCACGAAATCTACCATCTTGACGCCTCGGGTTGCTGCCGCCGCAGGTGAAGCTCGGAGCGGGGGACAGGGGAAGGGGGACGGGGGAC